TTAGCTCAATTTTTTGTAATTCCTCTTCAGTATATTCTTTAAACTCGGGCGGCTCTTTATCAAATTGCTTGTAATGCTTGACTAAATGATTATATACTCCTTCTCTATCCTCGTCCGGAATATCAACACCGCCTCTCGCCCCTAATAATGCTGCCATTGCCGCTGCTACCCCACGCCACACTACCTCTTGCCTCCCATCTCCTTTATGATGAGGCAACTTATACCATTGTCTCTCGTCTCTATCAAAATTCTCATTTTCGCTATCAACCCAAGCGTGCATTGTCATTAACCTGTCGCCATTGCCAGTTGCTTTTTTCAATTCCTCTGCCGCATTCCATTCTTCATCTTCCGGTGCTTTTGGCGTCTCCTTGTAGGGTATAACTCTTTTAATTTTCTGTTCTTCACTGGCTGGTTCAAAAGTTCCTTTATGGCTTAAGCAATGTTCTCTGGCATCATCTTCTGTCCAAATTTCCTTGTCATATCTCATCGCCTGCATTTCTGTTTTTCTATCATCTCCCTCGCCTTTTATTCCCCATATAACATCAATGCATTTTCCTTCGTGTTTCATTGCACAATTCTCTCTCCTAAATTCATCAAATTTTTCTGGGTCTTCCAAACGGCAGGAATGCTCATTGGGATATGGTTTTTCCACTACCATCATTGATTCCAAAGCCTTAACCAATAACGGCAAATTCATCTTTCTCGCTTGAACCAATGCAGTCGGCAATGCTGGCACATCTACCCACGAAACCTCTAATAACTCTTGAGCTTCAAAATGTTCGCCTTTAATATAGCGTTTATTGTTTACATCTACATAACCTTTCTCAATGTAATTGCTAAACTCTTTCTCGGTTATTCGCCTATATTTTTTATTATTTATTTCAATACTGCCTTTTTTATTATCTTGAACCAATGGAATAAAACCAACACTCATCGCCCTTAAAAATCCATTATCTACTAATTGTTTCAATTCTTGGGCAAATGACGTTGGAGCAAACACTTGCTGCATCCATAACTCTTTGTCATCTTTCACCCATACTTTAATCGCTTTTCCTACTGGCGGGATTGCTGCACCGCCTATTCCGCCTGACTGATGAGCCCAAAGAACAACTGGATTTTTTAAATAATTATCTAAATACCAACCAGTCGGGTTAACTATATCACCAACCCTGTCTGGCTCACCTGACGAAATCATTATTTCGTAGATGTCTTCTTTGCCTTCTTCTTTGATTATGCCTTTAACTTCGGCTGGAATAAATAATTTAATCATAATTTTTTTGAAAATAGTTAATTATTATTTTTTAAAAATTATTTTTCAAGTCGAGGGATTAAGGTACAGCGGCAGGATGGGTGCAATGGTGGCGTGTCATCACCGCTGCTAAAATTCTCATCTAAATCAGCCACTTCGCCATCAAGAGCATCGCATTCAGCGCAACAATCAGGTTGAGCAAGCCACTCCTTTTTCTCAACCACTCCGCTTTCTTTGTAAACTTCTAAATCAGCGCCATTAGAAGCCCACAATACCTCTGTTCTGGCTATTCTTTCTGCTTCCCAAGTTTCTCTATCTTTGTAAATATCATTTATCCGTGCTGTTAATTCTCTTATACCCTCGCCATTGGCTATTCCTTCTTTTAACGCCTCCCTAATTGTGGTACGAGTTGTTTCATTGACTACTTTGGCGAATGTTAATGCTTTTTCATCAATAAATTTTTGAATGTTAGGCGTCATTTCAAATTCAGTCCCAATCAATCTGGCAATCCTCCTGCCCCGCTCATCTACAATAGCAGTGAATTCTGGCAAACTCACTTTGAAAAATAACTCATTCTCTTTATCCCAATCTATTAAATCAAACTCATCTTGTTTGGTGACGGCAGTCAAATGCTTGCCAACCTTTAACGCCTTAATTACTCTTTTTCTCTGTTCTTTTAACAAAGAGACGACTGTCTGTTTGAATTTTTTCTCCCATTTAGACAATAAAGCATCGTGTTCTTTCCAAAATGCCAATTTCGCCTCCTTTGTCAATAGTTTAGTTTTTTCCGCCTTTTCTCTTTTTTTCTTTTCAGCATAATAATCAACCAATGTCTTCACCAGTTCCTCTTTCATTTTTAGATTTTTTAATTTTTTCTTTAATTTTCTTTTGCCTGCTAAAATTCTCTTTTTCAATTTTTCATTTTGATATTTTTTATATTCCTCCTCTGTTAATCCTTTGATAACTAAAAATTTATTGCCTTTCTCCTCCTCTAATCCGCCAGCTGGCAATAAATTAAGTGGCAGATAAAAATCCCAACCTCCTTTCACTGGCGGCAATCCTTCTCGCATTCTCACTTCATTGATAAGCAACCAGTTATTTTTCAAACCATTTTCATATTCTGCCAAAACACTTTCTCTGTTTTCTGGCGTCGGGTCTTCGTAATCTAAATAATATTCATCGCCAAAATCAGGTATTAAAAACTCATTTAATTTTTCATTGATTATTTTATATCTTGGCTCTACTGTCTGACTTAAAAATGTGTAAATCTGCGCCTCTGCTTCTGCTCTGTTCATTCCCACCATTCCAATTATTGCTCTCGGCACGCCAAATGCTGTTAATATCTGGTCAGTTGCTGTTTGAATTAGCAAGTTAAATTCCATTTCTTTTGCTCCCTCTGTCAATTTTTCAATCTTGGTGTCCTCGCCTGTTAAAATCCCAATTTTATGTGCTTTCTCAACTCCGCCAAAGTTGGCCTCCCACAATCTCTTAAACTCATCTTTTTCATCTTTGCTCATTTTTGACTTTGTAAAAATCAGAAAATCAGGTCTCGCTGAATTGTAAAAGAAATTCATATTCCACCTAATAGCAAAGACAATGTTTTTGACAATTTCTATTGCTGGCTTAATTGGCGGAAGTCCATAAAAAGAACTTCTCGGATTATGCTCTTTGAAATGAATAACATCGTCAAAAGAAAATTCTTGGTCATTGTATTTATAACCTTTAATTAACTCTTTCTCGTCTGGCACAATTTCTACCATATCTGGTCGTAATGGCCACAATTCAACTACTTTTCCATCTTTATCTCTAATTTTTAAAAGATAAGAATTTCCAAATAAGTCAAGGTCAATTGAAATTCCTTTCAGCAAGTCAAACTTTGTCATAAACTTATTCGGTCTGTAAAGCAAATCCAAAATTTCGTGTTCTGTCACTTCATTAACTTCCTCCTCGCCGTATTTTCCCTTCACCTCATAAAGTATTGGCTGAACATTGGCAACCGCTTCACCTATTTTTTTGACACACGCATAAACTAAATGACAAGTTTCGTAAGATGCTGGATAATCGCTATTTGTTGGTTTATACGACTGGTTGCTATAATAAAAAGGCGAATAAATAGTGAACCAATAAAATTTTCTTTTAAAAAAGTCGGCAATTTTGGTAAAACTATTTTTTATGTCCATAGTATTTAATCTACTATGAGACAAGTCAGTATAATTTTCAAGAGGAAAAAATTATCTTTTTTTATTTTTTGGCTGATAATCATTTCCCAATTGCCAACTTCTGCCTTTTGAGACATCTAAATAATTGGCGATTGCTTGCCAAGTCCATTTTTTGGCTCGCAATTCTTTGATTTTTTTTATTGTTTCTTCATCTTTTTTTATTTTCATAAAAACTCAATTTCTAATTTAGTTTTAACAGTTTCATCATCGCTGGTGATTGCATAACGACCGGCATCTAAAAGATGGTCATTTTCTTTTAATGGTTCTTCGATGTTTTTTTCTTCTTTTGTCCGCCAAGAATATGCTTTGACTTCTTTCAAAAGATTGACTGAATTTTTTGTAATAAAAAATGCAGAACTTTTTATTTTATCAATCCCATCTCTTACTGAAAGTTTAAACGCTGGCAAAATATAAAATCCAGCTCTTTTAATCTCTTCAATTCTTTGCGGCTCCGATGGGTCAGCATATATCACTGCTGTTTCAGGAATTTTTAATTCTTTTAATCTCTTAATTAAATCCTGATTGGTCAATCCTCTCTCATATAACAATTCATCCCAGTAATATTCTCTATCTTTCACCGCAATTTTCACCAAAGCTGTCGGGTTGTTAAAACCAAAATCTAATCCATAAATTATCCTGTCTACATTCTCTGGCAAAGCATCGCAAAACTGCCAATGAGTATAAATCAAAGATTCAGAAATACCTTTTAATCCAAGCCCGTAAATCCGCCAATAGTTTTGGTCTTTATCTTTCCAACTTTCAATTTCTTTAACAATCTCTGGCGATAAAAATGGATTATCTTTGTAAGTTGAATGGATAATCACGCAATCCTTTCTCGTTTGTAAATAATCATAAATCCAATGCAACTGGTGGCTTGGGTTGTAATCCATATAAATCTGCTTATCAGTTCTCATCGCCAACTGCATATAATCATCTCTTGTCAACTCATTCGCTTCATTGATAAAAAGATAATTCCGCCGACGGCTTCTCACTTTTATCGGCTCATCAATCGAAATAAAATCCACCTCGCTACCGCTGGGTGGATATAAAAAAGTATGCTCTGATTTATTATGCCACTCATCTCTGTAAATACCAATGTGTTTTAACCAATTAAAAAAATCTTTCATCGCAGTGGCTCTCAATGCTGGGAATGTTTTTCTAGCAATGGTCAACTGGCAATCTTTCTCTTTCACCATTATCAGAGAAAATAACTGAACCAAAGCCATTGTTTTCCCAGAGCCAGTTCCTCCTTCATTGATTATTATTCTGTGTGTTTGGTTCAGCCACTGGTTCAGATTTTTGGTGAATACTGTCGTTATGTTTTTGTTCTCCTCTAATATCAGTTTCATTTTTTATTTTAATCTCAACTTCTGATAAAAAACC